GTTGCCATCCCACGCAAACAAACGAGAAGGAAGAAACGCATCCGCACCAATCGACCCGCCACCAATAGCGGACTGGTTGTAATCCGAGTTCCCGCCACGCTGAGAGAACCCGCCCCTCGGGTCAACGTCAACGTTCAACAAGTCGGGAGATTCGTTATCGGCCAACTGGTATGCGTCGGCACGATAGTTCAACCCGCCAGTGAAATCGCTGATCTGGATTCCCTCAGTTGCCATCAGTAATACAGAGGTGTCTGATGACCCGAATACGAGTCATGTAGTCGGGAACCAGAAAGAACCAACGGCCTGTGTGATGGGACGCGCAGAATGTCTGCCGTCGCAAGACGGACAGACTCGTCAAACGACTGACGGTAGAACTGTGCCACCTCCAAATCCTCTTGGAGTTGGTACACCTGTGCAATCGTGTACGTCACAAGCGACTGGTGAAGCCGATCATCGGCATCCACTTCAGTTGTGCCGTCCGAATACCATGCGGTTGGCTTACGGTAGCCACGCAAATTCAACGTCACAGCCTCTTCAGGCTTAGGCCACAAATGAATTGACTGTTGCCACACAGAGAAATGTCGGGGTGTCCCTGACTGATTGTTCGCACCCAACCACAAAGCCTCGGCTTCAGCGTGGTCAATCATGGTGAGACGGATACCGCCAGCAGACGGATCAACAACCGACGTGACCTCGCGAACATCGCCAGATCCGATCCCAGAGATCGGATAAGCGCTCTGGTCAGCGACAGTGGTCAACGTCCACGACTTCTCAAAGAACGGCCAACGGCCATCCAACGCAATTATGCGTTCGTAGCCGTCGGTGATGTACATGGCAAGCAGAGCGTCGGAGACATCGGTACTGTCCATGTCCACAACTTCACGCACCTTGGCGCGAATCTCATTCAGATTCATCTGTCACCACTTTCGATTTAGCGACTGCCCTTAGATGCCCCATGCAGTAGTCGGTGTTCTTCGCTTTGTACCCTTGACAGGGATTGCCCCCTGTTTCGTATGCACAATGACGGTCGTCAAATGGCATACCGCCAGCAGGGGCGGGTGCCGAATTGACACCACGCCCCGCTGGACGCGCATTGCGAGTCGCAGGGACTCCGTAAATAGTGTGAGCAGGTACAGCGTTCATCACTAATTAGCGCATTTCGTTACCCACTTTTACGTGCTCTGGTCTTTCTAGGAGCCTGAGTACCGTAACGGTTGCGGTCTCTCTGCGAACGGCCAGCCAACGTCGTCTGGTTGTGACGACGATTGCCCTGCCCCTTCCACGTTTCGTACTTCTGTGCGATTGGCGCGGCTTTCTTGTAGTAAGCCGACACCGCTTTCGCCACCTGAACTGGAGGCAAAATGTCGTGAAGTTCAATCGCTGGTTTACGTTGCCCTGATTTGCGTTGTGCCATTGTTCGTTCTTACTAAAAGAAATTGGATTGAGATTGGTGGGCGGGAGCCGAAGCCCCCGCCCACTGGAACCCAGTTATCAGGCGGTGCGGCCTGTGAGTTTGCCTTGCTTCTTGCGGTTGCGAACCGTGAGGTTGCCGTAGCAGAAGATCAGGGCGTACCGAGCATCCATGTTTTCAGGACGAACAAACTCGGTCTGGGTGAACCACTTGTCAGAGTGACCAACAAGGGTGAGGTACTTGCTGTTCAGGAAGTACATATTTCCTGCTGGGCAGTCCACGTCGTACACGACAGGAGCGGCCTTGAACAGAAGGTTCTGGAATCCGCTGTCAGCCGTCTTGGTGTCGGTGTAGCGGAGTTGTGGTGTCAACAGTGACTCGTACTTCTCAAACAAAGTCTGAGTGGTCATAATCATGTCGGGATGGTCGTTACCGACCGACACCGTGTTGTATGCGGTGGTCATGTCGGCTTGCGAGAGCGCACCAGCAGTGCCCTCTTCGTACGATGCCCAGAAACCGTTGCCAGTTCCCGCTGGGTCAATGCCACCAACTGCGGTTGTTGAGTCAACCAGGTTCTCAAGACCGTTCCAGTCGTCTCCTGTGCCTGTTCCGAAGAACATAGCGTTGAAGCCTTCCTTCATGGACTCTTCGGCCTGCATGACCTTTGCTTCCAACAGGTTGATGATTGCCTCTTCGCCGTTGTTCTTGGCTTCCTCGATACCGCTGATTGCGATAGAAGCGGCGTACTGCTTCCATTCGTACTCGGCGGCTGAGACGCCAGTCTGAGGTGTGAGGTCGATGGTGTCGTAACCTGAGTACGAACCAACAGTGTTGTTCTCACCGTAGATCAACGGCTCAACAATTTTCGTACCGCCACTGAGCATACGAACACGGCCTTTGTCCATGAGGTGTGCGGTGAGCGGACGTGCGTTGAACACGTTGTCAGTAAGTTGATCGCGATAGTTCGCAATCGTGGTTGATAGAAGTTCGTTGAAGTTGCTGTTACCAGCCATTGTTTTCTCCTAGTGGATCAAGAGATGCCATACTGCCGTTTGGCGGCAGACCAAGCATCCGAAACAGTACGGATTGGCGAAGTATCGACAGCGGTCACGCCGTTAGCCGTTGTCCCTCCTGCGACCACACCGCCAGCACGTTTCGCCTCCAAGATTGCCGCCTCTTCAGCGGCCTTCTCATCGGCAACCCGTTCAGTTGCGTAAGTGCGGGCACGCAATCGGTCAAATGCCAACTGCTTGAACACTGCTTCCAAGTTTGTGTTGTTCGTTGCTAACGCTTGAGCAATCACTTCTTGAGCATCGAAGTCCTCGCCGTATGTGTTTTGCAAACGCTGAACTTCACGTTCAAGCCGCTGATATTCCCGTTCCTCCTCAAACTGGCGGATACGAGAATCCAGTTCCTTCACCCTCGCTTCGACTGGATCAACCCAACTGTCCGATCCATCTGCCTGCTCAACTGCGTTGTCCGCAATTTTCTGAGCCTCAGCCGCACTAACTCCGTAGTGTTGCTGTAACAGTTTGATCGTTTCGTCAGGGTTGTTGTCCAACGCTTGTGCGATGGCGTTAGCCCACTGAAGTTGTTGCCTTTGCTCTGCAAGTTCCTGTGTCTTTCGGGTGTAATCCGATTGACGTTGGTAGCCCGCAGTTACCTCGGACAAAGGAACCCGTACGTCCTGACCGTCAACTTTGACGACCACATGGTGATCGGCAAACTCTTCGGTATTCAGTAAAGGAGCCTCTGGCTCTGGTGTTCCGCTATCTGCTTCGACTTGTCCACTATCCACATCTGTGGGAGTGGGGTCTATCGCCGCGGTATCTATGGATTCGGTCACAGGAGTCC